TATGATTGGGCGTCCAACTACATGCAATCGCCGCAGCCTGACAGTGGCACGTTGTTCAACGGCAAGCTGCTTGAGACCGGCAAAATCCAGTATCCGCCTGACGACATCACGGCCACGGTGCGGGCGTGGGACTTGGCCGGGCGGGCGGATGGCGGCGACTGGACGGTTGGCTTGAAGTTAGGCCGGCGGGAGGATGGCCGGTTCGTGATATTGGACGTAATTCGGTTCCGTGGCGATCCTGCGGAGGTGGAGCAGACGATCAAGACCGTGGCGAGCATGGACGGCAAGACGGTCAAGGTCGCCTTATCGCAAGACCCTGGACAGGCTGGGAAGTCGCAGGTGCAGTATATTACTCGGCAGTTGGCTGGTTTCACCGTAGTCAGCGAGCGCGAGACGGGTTCCAAGATGGTGCGAGCCGGGCCGATCGCCTCCCAGGTGAACATGGGCAATGTGGCGATGCTGCAGGCCGGTTGGAATCGTGTGTTCATTGATGAAATCTCGAATTACCCCTCGGCCCGCTATGATGATCAGGTGGACGCGCTCGCCCGTGCCTTCCAAGTGGTTGCGGCACCCCCGCGCCCGTCGTATGCGATCCGTTTGGATTACATGGCACGGTGAAAATCTCCGACTAGCCTCTAAATACACAGGCGGCTCCGTCCGCGAAGGATTTTGTATGTGGACTGGTTGAACCTAAAACACGCGCGCCGCAGGGATCACGATTTACCGAAGCGGGCATTTGACTTGCAGGCCCTCGCCGCTGTCCGCGACGGCACGATGTATGATCATCTCAACAACGCCTTTGCCGACGAAAAGACTGGGGCCGGCGAGTATGTGCCGATGTCGCAGCGTCGCCCGTCTGCCAAGACCAATTTGTGCCGCACCGTGGTGTCCGATAGCGTCTCGCTGCTGTTCAGCGAGTACCATTTCCCGACCTTCACCAGTTCGGACGAGACCACGCAGGAAATGTTGGAGCAGCTTGCCAAGCACACCCAGCTCAACGCGGTGATGATTGAGGCGGCCATCAAGGGCAGCATCGGCTCCGTCGCCATTTGGCTGCGCGTGTTGCAGAACCGCCCTTATTTCCAAGTACTGGAAAGCATCTATTTGACGCCGACGTTCGACCCGAACGCGCCGGACACGTTGATTGCCGTTTTAGAACGCTACAAGGTGGACGCCGACGACCTAATCGAGCGTGGCTACAACGTGAAGCCGCATTCCGGACAGTATTGGTGGCAGCGCAAGTGGGACACGACCGACGAATTGTGGTTCCACCCAAAGAAGTGTGGCGAGGGCAACGACGACGCCCCCATGCAGATCGACACGACGCGCAGCACGCACCACGGACTTGGCTTTTGTCCGTTGTTATGGGTGAAGAACCTGCCGAACGGCCCCAACGAGATTGACGGGGCCTGCACATTCGCCACCGGCATCGACACCGTGATCGAGTGCGACTACTTGCTCAGCCAGGGTGGCCGGGGGCTGAAATACGCCTCAGACCCGACCCTGGTGATCAGCGGCGAAGGCGGCACGGCTCCCCGTGTCGGCGGTTCCAGCAATGCGCTGGTGCTGGAGGTCGGGGACGCCCACTTGCTGGAAATCTCCGGCGGGGCCGCGGGCGCGGTTTTGGATCAGGTGAAGTATCTGCGCGAGCTGGCGTTGGAAGCCATGCACGGGTTGCGGGCGACCCCGGAGCGCATTGTGGGGGCGACCTCCGGCAAGGCGATCGAGATGCTTCACCACAGCCTGATCACCTTGGCGGACAATTTGCGGATCAGCTACGGAGAGGGCGCTTTGGTGTCCCTGGCACAGATGACCTGCAAGGCGGCTTCCATCGTTCCAGGCGGCATCCTGATTGCGGAGCAGCCCTATCAGAGCCTTGACCCGGACGGCATTGGGCTGCGCTGGGCTGAGTGGTTCCAACCGACGCCGCACGACGCCCTGGAAAGTTCCCAAGCCCTGCAATTCCTGATTGCCAACGAGGTGATTTCAAGGGAAACGGCGACCCGGATCGTGGCACCGCAATACGACATCGAGGACATGGACGCCGAGCGCACGTTGGTCGATGGCGAAGCCACAGCTCAAGATGATCGGGCGGTGACGCTGGCTAAGGCAACGAAGCCGCAGCCTCAAGCAAAGCCAGCTTCGCAGCCTTGAGCCGTTTGCGGCTTGCCTGTTGGGCTGCGATGCGTTCCAACCGGTGTGCCTGATAGTAAGCGATGGCGTAAGCCCGTTGCTTTTCCCGGTTCGCCTCGCGGTATTTCTGTGACCAACCCAACACCTTGTCCGGGTGGGCTTTGCGGTACGCCGCGGCCCGTACCTTTGCGCGTTCCTTGTCGGTGGTTAGTATGACGCGCTCGATCTGGCACTTCTTACAGTAGTGTTGGTGGCCATCTTTTGCTTTGGCATAGCGGTGAAAGCCGTCGATCGGCTTGGTCTCACGGCATATTCTACAGAGCTTTGTCGTCATCGCGGTATTTATAGAGGTATATACGCACAGAGCGTGCATGGTGGCCGTGGAGATCGCGGCACGGAGGTATCTCCAACTCCTTTGAAACACACGCTCGCTAAATAGCCCCAGAAACACGGCCTGATGCCGTTCTAAAAGGGCAGATACCCATGAGTGAGACGACAACCGCATCTTCTCCAGAGGAGAAACAGACTACTTTTAGCGTAGATTATGTCCGTGAGCTTAGGAGCGAGAACAAATCCTATCGGCTCAAGGCGACGGAGCTGGAAACGGCTCTGCAGCAAGCGCAAACGGCCAGCCAGAAGGTTGCCGAGGATTTTGAGGCACAGAAAGCCCAGATCAACCAAGCCGCGCAGACTGCAGTGACCCGTGCCGAGCTGAAAGCCGTTGCCACGAAACACGGCATGGTCGATTTGGACGGACTAAAGCTGCTTGATCTGACGAAAGTGAAGATCAACGACGTGGGCGAGTTGGAGGGTGCTGACGCACTGTTCAAGCAAGCCAAGGAAAGCAAGCCGTGGCTGTTTGGCGTGACCAACAGCACCACGACGCCGCAATCCCCGCCGCAACCAGCCGAGGTCAAGACCAAAACCGCCAAAGAGTTTTCTGACGACGAGATGCGGGCATTTGAGCGTGAACACGGCATTCGTGTGACGCTATAACCCCTTTTTAGGATAGCCCAATGGCCATTTCCAACTTTCCAGCGGCCCTCGTGCCGATCATCCAAACCGGATACCTAGAGCGTGCCTTCCAGCAGGGTCTCCGTTCCAAACTCGCCTTCCGTGAAATCGCGGATCGTGAGGAGTTTTCAGTGCGCGTCGGTGAGACGATCACCAAGACCCGCGCCGGGTTGAAAGCCCCTGCGCTGACGCCGATGACGCCGGCCAACAACACCAACTTTGACAACGGCATGACGCCATCAGGCTGGGCCGTCGAGCAGTACACGCTGACGCTCAATCAGTATGGCGACACCATTGACTTGAACACTGTGACCGACCGCGTTGGCATTGCCAGCCAGTTTGTTCAGAACGCGATTGTCAACGGCGTCCAGGCCAGTACTACGCTAGACCGGCTCGCTCGCGATGCGTTGTTTGCCAAGTACCTTGGTGGCGCAACGAGTGTCAAAACAACGCTTGGTGCTCCTGGCACCGCTCTTGCGGTTGACGACATTCGCGGCTTCCAGACGGTCTTTATTGCTGGTGTGCCCACGCCGATTGGTGCTGGCGCGAACGCGATGGCGATTACCGTCAATGGTGCCACGGCATCGGCTACGGCGGCGGTTGCTGATGTTGTCAACGTGTCCTCTGCGATCGGCTCCGGCGGCATCTCTGGTGTTCTCACCACGGCTGCCAACGTGTCCGTGGCAAACGGCACAGCCGGCAATGCGGTATTGAGTGCTGGCGGTGCCACGGTGCTTCGCCCTGCCGGTCGTGCGACCAGCGGTGCATTGATTGCCGCTGATCTGCTCACCATGAGCGTGCTGCTCGATGCAGTTGCGCTGCTACGCCGCAATAACGTGCCGACTATTTCGGGCTACTATAACCTCTACTGCGACCCTGTGAGTGCGCGGGAGCTGTTCGCTGATGCGGACTTCAAGCTGCTGTTTTCTGCGACGGGTAACCAGATGTCGCCGGATTACAGGAAGGGTATGGTGTCTGATTTCCTTGGTCTGCGCTTCATCACCACGACGGAAGCCTACACTCAAGCATTGGCAGGCGTTGGCACCATCCATCGTCCGGTCGTTTGCGGTCAGGGTGCGTTGGTTGAAGGGGTATTTGCTGGCATGGACGCGCATGATGTTGCGCCCGGTGCGAGCATTATCAGCATGGTCGATGATGTGGTCATGTGCACGAGAGAGCCCCTCGATCGGCTGCAGCAGATCATCGCTCAGTCTTGGTACACGATCCTGGGCTATGCGGTGCCTACCGATACCACGGTGAACACCAACATCGTCCCGACCGCCACGAACACTGCTTACAAGCGGGCTGTGGTTATCGAACACGTCTAAGCCTAACTTTTGGATTTGCGAACAGAGACAGCCGCCTTGTGCGGCTGTTTTTGTGTGATACTGCCCTAAATACTCCTATGGAAAAGCAATCTGACAATCCGAACCCTCTCTGCGCTTGTGGCTGCGGTGAGCATGTATTGAAGCCCGATAGCCGTTGGCTGAAGGGCCATGCCATAGCTCACGCCAACATGCTGCGTAAAGCCGAAGCGTATATGCGCCAGCAGGAGACCCCACAGGTGCTTCTCAAGCCTGTAGAGGTTGCTGCTGAGGTCAAGAACGTTTGGCGCGGCGTCGTGGAGATGGAGTTCGCGTTTAGTTACAACGAGCGGTATCTCAAGGTTGTACCTGGGGAATTGATCGTAGACACACCGTTATATCAACACATGGTAGCCAATGGGCTGCCTGTCCTTTGGGAGCAATAAGCATGGCAGGTCTAACATCTCCGTTCAAGTTGGAGGGCAGTGCGATGCTCACCACATCGACTACATCGGCAAGTGCCGCGCTCCCTGGATCGGGTGGTACGGCGATTGTGAGCAATCAGTCGACCGGCAATCTCTATATCACGTTTGGCACCATCAATGGCGGTGTGCCTGGCAACAGCGCCACCTTCACGCCGACCTTCACCGTCACCGGGGCCACGCTGGTTGCACCCGGCACGGGTTATGCGGCCAGCGACGTTCTCACCTTGGCAGACGGCAATGGCGCGACGCTCACGGTATCTACTGTCACGGGCGGCCCACCGGGGCCGGTTGCCACCTTCACGGTGTCCGCAGCGGGTTCTGGCGTTACGACGCTTCTGACCAACCCTGTCGCCGTCACTGGTGGCACTGGCACGGGTGCGACGTTCAATGTGACCTACACGCTTGCCTCTATCGCATCATCGGGCGGCACCGGCTACAACGTCGGCAACACGCTCAATTTCGATGGTATGGTGGCGAC